TCTTGTTATTGTATCAAAAGAAAGTCTTTGATCGACAACTAATACATCTGGGAGTTTTGCCGTTGGACTTAAAGTTGGATCTGTTGGATAATCCCAACCAACGTTATCAGTTAGAAAAACTTTTTCAGCACCAATCGATTCACTTTCTGGCCTAATTTTTGCTCCCGTTCCACCACTTTGACTAACAACAGTTGTTATTCCAACAATTGTATCATAATTTGTTCCTGGATTTCTTACTATAATATCAAATATTGGACCAGTTGTATTGGTAGAATTTGTAATATATTCTAGACTGCTGTTTACTGTTGTAAAAGAAGTTATACCAATTACACTTCTTGGAGTTTCAAATACAAACGATGATGTTGATGTAGAGACAACCGAGTAATTTCCATTGATAGGACTATTAACAAACGAAATTTTTGTAGCATCAGCAACTTTATACTCATCAATAATCAAATCTTTTTTAGATTGAGTCAATCCAAGATCATTTTTAGGAACTAACGTGTAAAACAATTGCTCGGGAGTAAGTTCATTAACTAAGACTTCTACATATGCATCAGAATCTATTCCTATTTCTCCTGATGAAGTAACGACAAAGTTACCATCTCTATCTGTTTTATATTCTCGTCGATAATCTCTATCAAAAAATACTTTAAAATCAAATGCTGGTTTTGAAGTAGTTCCGTCAATATAAGCTAATGAAGGATCTCCTACATTAAATCTTAGGATATTATTTTTAATAGGTCTAATTTCTGGGTTTACTAACCTTAGCCTAAATGATCCACTAGTTAAAGTAATATTTTTAGTTTCTGTACCTGTAGAGTCTTCATATGAATATGCTAAAGAGAAAATATCTCTACTGATGTAATTAGTATAATATATTCTATTATTGTCTAATCCATTAACAGTCGAAGAAATTACAATTACTTTATCACCATCACGATATCCATGATTAGTTGAATTGATTTGATTATTATCTAAATCTATATTAACAGATGTAAATGTCTTTTGATCAATAAGAATTCTATTCGTTACATCATTATAAAATACATCATAGTCTTCTCTTCCACCTGGAAGAATTACTGTTCTAAATGTATCACCTGAAGATAGTCCATGAGTTTCTCCAGTAGAAACTGTACAACTAGTTCTTGAAACTTCAACAGAAGCATGATCCCTTACTGTTTTAAAACTATGATGCTTACCAGTACCAACACCAACAAAATAGAAAGGCTCTGCATTTACATCGGTTCCAACACCAACAAATGAGATTGGTTCACCAGCTTTTCTATTTGACTCGGTTCCAATAGCAAGTTGAACAGTTGATAGTCCTATGGTGTTTCTAGTAAATGCGACTGTAAAAAGTTCAGTTTGATCTGCTAAAGTTGTAGCTCCAATACCATTAGTTGATATTGAAATATTATCTCCAGTGTTTGAGTTATATACAACTTTTTCTCCAGTCTGTAATCCATGACTAGGAATATAAATTGCTCTTGTGGGGATGGATATAATAGATCTCCCTACTCCAGGATCACTAAGAGTTAAAGATGTTGTTATTCCAAAACCAGAAGTTGTTCCTATACCTACCGACTCCGATGGATCAAAATATAATTCTCGGTCTTCCTTAGATATTTGACCATTTTCTGTATTAAGTTTAATTTTAAATCTTACAGGTGAATATAATATTGTGGTTTCTAAAGAATGTGCTACTCCAATAGTTCCATCATGTTCTCTTAAAACTCTTACCGATGAATTGGGAAGATTAACATTCAGAACTTTCATCTTCTCATCGTCAATCTCAATAATATCATTTTCACGCAATTTTGATATAGAATCACTCTTTATGGGTATAAAAGTGGTAATACCTGTATCTGCAGATCCACCAATATCTTTATTGAGAGTCATTGAAATATCTGGTATAATCACCGCATTAATAGTATCAATACTAATCTCGTGTGCTGTGGAGAGACCAATAACTGTTACTAGATCATTATTAAACAATTCAATTTCTTCATCACAATGAATCTGTAGATTATCCGTTCCTTGGAATGCTTTTCCTTTTAGGTAAGTCTCAGATAGGGCTATTGATGTTACAGATTTTCCTTCAATTTCAGATACAATAGCTGCCGCTCCTGTTCCACCTGTTCCAACATTATCAAAACTGACAAAATCATTTACAGAATATCCATCACCTTTATCTAAGACTACAACATCATCAATTTTTCCTTTGGAGAGACTAGTAACTTTAGAATAATGAGCATCAAATACATCTGGTTGAAGAAGATAATCATAACCACTATACCATTGCTTTAAATTGTATGGTGTGGTATTTCTTCTACATCCTTCAAAATCAAATTCAACCTGATTGGTATCTGTGTCTTGACTGTAGTTAAATAAAATCGGTGAAAACTTTAATTCTTTTCCAATACAATATGGGTATTGTGGTAATTTATTTTGTGAAAAATCTCCAGTTGCCTGCACTTCACCAGAAACAGTCATAAAATATGCATACACACCTTTAGGATATTCTGGTGTTATACAGAATCTTCCATTGTTTTCATCTAAATCTCCTTTTGCAGTAAAAGTATTATCTTCATTAAAAAATCCTAACGGGAAGTTAGGTCTATTACCAATATCTACTCTTTCATATCCAGAAATCAACTGTTTGATTATTCCACCATTGATAGAAGAATATCCATATGGACCATAAATTGGAGAACCATCATAAGCCCAACCCATTAATGGTGAATGGTATTTTGCTGTATTTTCAGGTTCATCATTTTCCAAATCAGTTCTATATTTGATTACACCCTCTTCAAATTTTTCAGAGAACAAGTTTCCCCTTAATTTTCTTGGAGCATACATGTGAGTGTATTGCATACCAAGATCTCGATCCAAACTTGGTACAAGATAACTATCATCAGATGTAATAGATTTTTCTCGTATAAGTCTTTCTACTTGGTCAACATTCCACGATTTTATCTCAAACTGAAGTTCGCAACCTTCTCCTGGGGTTTCAACGAAGAATTTTGGAGTCTGACTGTAGGAATTTCCTTTTTCTATTATCTTTACATCAGTAATTTGACCATTACTTACTATAGCAGATAAGACAGTTTGCGAAGTTTCTAATTCTGGATCATTTTCAAATAGTATGATCTCTGGTGATGCATTAAAGTTTCTTCCTCCAGCAAGAATAATAACATCTTCTAATTGACCATCAAAAATAATGGGTTGTAAAATTGCCCCACTTCCTGATAGTAAGTCATACCTAGGTTGTTTTTTGAAATTTAAACTGTCTGCAGATCCATAATTCGACCCACCTTCTTTAATTTCTACTTTTATAACTTCTCCTCTGAAGAGTGGATTTAGTTTGATTTTACTAGTTTCGGTTACAAAAGTAGATACTCCAAGTGTTCCAGAAATTTCAACAGTTATTGGAGTTGCTTTAAATGTATGAAAACCATCTGGAGCTGACGCAATTTCTACTAGTTTATCTTGATTAGCGTAAATATCTCCAAGGTCGCCATTTTCATTTTTTTCAAATAGAGAAAAAGAGTCTTTCGTGGAATTTGTTACCAAATAAGTTATTGTATTAGCAAGACCACTAATTGCATCTCCAGTGTGCTCATATACAATTTCATCTAAATCTTTAAATAAATGATTAGATTTTGTTATAGTATAATTTGCAGTATTAATTCCTGCAGATTTAACAATTATTTTATTATTATTATATCCTTCTCCAGTATCTGCAATATCTATCGAACTTAAAACACGTCTTTCTTCTACTGTGGTTATACTATGATCACCAATACCCAAAGTAGTAATGTCTATAGGGTTAATTCCCTCAAGGCCTTCTTCTGAAGTATTATGTAAGGTAACTGTAGTAGAACTTACTATATGAAGAAAATATTGATTGGTGTCTACCAATCCACCAATAGCGTCATTACCCTCAGCAGAATAAATTACTTCATCTCCTTCTCTAAATGAATGAGTTAACTCAAAAGTAATTGTATTGTTAGATAAAGAAACCTTATCAGACACATTTGATCTAAAGAATCTCTTATTTGGTTTAAAAGTAAAATTAGGAGCTGCTTCTGCAATTTTAGTTGGATTTCCTCCAATTATTGTTACGCTATCTCCAAACGTTACATAATCCATTCCTGGATCATCGATGTTTATCGATAGAAGACCTCCTCTAACTATAAGTTCTCCTTCAAAATTTGTTCCATTTGAATCAGTAGTGAATAGAGTTGGTGGATTTATAACATCATAACCACCTCCACCAGATACTACGATTACTTCCTCAATTCCTCCGTAGTAGCAAAAATCTTTAGATTTATTTGTAACAATTTCGACACCATTTTTTAATATTCCTACTCTTTCATTAGATTCAATTTTAAGAAAATCTGAATCAACGGTTCTTTCTTTTTGATCGGTTATTTTTCTTAAAGAAACCTGTGGTTTAACTTCTGATTGCTTGCCGAATGTATAATTATCAGTTCTAAGTAATTTTGCAAACTCTGCAACACCAGTAGCTTCAATAAAAATTTGATTTTCTACATTACTTTGACTTTTTGCTAGTTTGAAACTATTTTCATCGATTCTTTGGACGAAATAATATCCAGAGAGATTTAATGTGTTCTCTTCAGAAAAAGAAGCATCATAAAGAACAGAATCTCCAGTAAAAAGACCATGATTATTAACAGTGAATGTTTTTGTACTGGAAAAAACACCAGAAAGCAAAACATCTCTATAGTTTAATTGAAGATCTTCATTAAAGTAATTTGGAAGTGAATTAGTAGCAACATAAACATTTTCATCTAAATCAATATAAACATTTTGAACATTGGCCGCTATTTCAGTACCTTTTGCTTTTGTAACTTTTCTTTTTACATAAAAAGCTTCTACAATTTCACGATCATTCAAAATTCTAAAAGAATTATCAGGAGTAGGTCCTGAAGCGACTTCAAATTCCTTTTCGATTCTTTCTAAAGAACCATCTACGTTTCTAACATCGCAGTTTACAAGTACTTTGTCTCCAGCATTTACTAAACAATTATCATAAGTTGTTATAGCATAATTATTATTTCCTTCATCGTCTAACTCAAAAACTCTATTTGAAATTGCATGATTAAACATCCACTTAGATGCTTTTAAATCATCAGTTGATTTTCCTATCCTCCAAACAGTTGCATAGTCACCGACTTCCGAATAAGCAGTTTTTTTAGTTTCTACTAATTCTCCCAAAACGCCAGAAACGCGCATTCGCACTTCCTCACCTTCTTCATCATAAGAATAAACATATGAGTTCATTCCTACAGACCATCCAGCTTCAATGGATCTGGTAACTCCAGTTACATTTAGGAATTGGTTGACATTAACACCATCATATTCGACGAGCATGTACTCATCATCAAGACCTGCTTCATCATCTCCATTAAACAATACAAGAAGTTCTCCAGACTCACTAAAACCTAGAGTAGTATCAACAGTTATTACGCTAGCACCAACAGATATATTATCTACAGTCTGAGTTTGAGAGTGTAGAGTAAACTCTCCAAATACTGTTCCAGTAACGTTTAGATCTCTATTGTAACCATAATCTAAACTAATAACATAATATTCATTACCAGCTTTTTCAATTTCATCTACACCAACAACTGTTCCATAAGCGGTATCGATATCACCATCTTGTTCTTGATATAAAACTCTATTAAGGATTTGTAAAGGATCTCCTTCTATCTCTTCAACAACAAGATTTAGAGTTTTTCTATAGTCAGCAATTGAGGGCGTGAATAAGAAATCTCTAGGTCTTATAATTTTTGGAGATGTTCCATAAAGAGCTTTAAACAACACAATAAAAGAGTCGTCAGTTCCTTTAGAACTGTAAAAATCTTTTAGTTGTTTGATAAACAAACTCTTATTAAGACCATCTGCAAAAGAAACGTTTTCAAATCCAGGTGCAAATTGAATTTTTAATTTGGTAAAAAATTCATCTAATAGTAAAGCGTTCAGGTTACTAACTAATTCTCCTGAAAAATGTTCATCAACGCTCGATTCTTCAAATTTTAATAAATCAGATGTTCCAGGATTATCATAGTTTGTAATCCCACTAAAACCTCTCGTACACTGTTCAAATGTTGTTGTAGTCTTAGTTTTGTAGTATATAATTTCATCACCAATTTTGATCATCCCATTTTCAAAGGGATAACCTTTAGTAGAAGTTACAGTTATAGTGTCATCGAAAATATCGACATCTTCAGTAAGTTCTGTTGTTGCAATAGAATCTGCAACAAAATCTAACTTTGTATAAGTATCTGGATTTGTGAGGAGGTCATACGTTTGACCAGGATTTTCAAGATACCGATAATATTCCTCTAAAAACTCTACAAGAAATGGATAATTTTCTTGTGCAAAAAGGGGTAGTTGACTTTGAACTACTGATGATAATCTTACTTTGTTGGTTGAACTTCCGTGCATTTTCTATTAATTTCTGATTAGGTTCTCCGCGAAGTCAAAGTAACTAGAACTCCTAATATATGTAGCGCCCGACAGATCACTTCCTGATGAAATTCTATCTACAATAGCATTAACATCACTCTTTGAAATATCTAGTTGTAAGTATAAATCTTGTAGTCCAATAATATCATTAGAATCTGGAGAAGCTGAGATTTCAATTACTGGACTTCCATTCAGATTTTTAACTGTTGATTCAATCTGAAGATTGAAAAGCATAATTTCACCTTTATCATAATCTATAGTTCCAACCTGCCTTGCAACTTGAGTATCGTTTTCACCCGTTAATCTGAATGCAACTACTTTCCCTTCATTACCATCATCGCTAGGAATATCCCCCAGATATACTACACCTTCGATACCATCAACAGTAAATCCACTAGATCTAATGTTATAGTTTCTTTGTTCATGAAGAATTCTAATTGGATTTCCAAAACAAATTTCATAAGTAGCAACAGAATTAACGGTTGTTACTATATCTCTTCTCATCTGAATATTAGTTATATTAGATTCAACGGAGCGATGTGTATTATCAATTAAATTACTGACTTTACTATATTTAAATCTTGTACCTATACCATTCATCTCAGAAGATGAAGCATAACTATTCAAATTATCTACGACTAAACTTTGAAGAGCTGATGCTGAAGAAATTTTAGCAGGATCAAAATAAACTTGAGATTCTAATTCAATATATAAAAACTTCATATCGACGATAGATATGGCTACACCTGTAACTGCATAACTTCTTATATTTGTTACTAAGTTTCTCTTATCCAAATCAGTCATGAATTGACTGTACTTGGGTTTGATTGCTATGAAAACTTTTCCGTATTCTGGTGGATCTAATGTTTCTCCACCATATGCAGAAACAATTTCAGCTTCAGGATAAATGGTAGGAACTATTGCCTCGTAATCTGCAGAAGTAACCGCCCTATTCTGTGCTTGATAAACTTTTGTTGAATATTTTTTAATAGAATCAATTGACTCGATATCTTCTCCAAAAATAGCGGGAGCAATAGTTTCTAGAGGACTAATACCTTCAGTAATTACTCTTCCATCGTTATCGATTATATTGCCAGCAAAACTAAATCCTCGTATACCGTTACCAGATGCTCCGTTACTCATTACATAAGAAACATCAATAACATTTCCAGATTCTAAAGCCTTACCAAAAATATTATCACCAAAAATTAATTCATACCTTTGATCTTGTACTTCTTGTATAAAAAATATATTTGCATCTTCTTTTGCTTCAAATAAATTATTAATTAATTTGAAAGAATCACCACCACTAATTGTCGAACTCTTTCTTACTTTTACTTTTAATGATGTGGTATCTACATTTGGATTCCTTAAAATAATACGAGGATCTCTAACTTCAGGATCATAAGTATGAGATTCCTCTACGATTACACCTTCTAGTACTTCAACATCTGCAAACAGAGCAGTATTGCCTACAACAGGAACTGTAACATCATCTGTAATTACAAATGTAGAAGTTACAGATCCAACATTAGCTTGAGATATTGCAACTAATCCTCTTTTTAGCGATACAGTAACGGGTTTAGTTTCAAATTGATCAAATGATACTATGAATGAAATAACCGCCCTTGCAGCGCGTTTTGGGCGGGGTACATAACCAATATTTCTTGCTAGTGATACTACGTTCTCTCTAAGAGTAGCACTATCAATAAAGACTTCGTTACTAACCATGTTAGCATTGAACGAAGCAATATATGTGTTATATGCAAGCGTATCAATTAAAACGGAAAGGTTAGATCCCTCAAAATCATAGTCAGTGAATGTTGAGTTAGACTTTAAATGATCAATAATTGACTTTTTGATCTGTGAAAAATCTAGATTTGAAAAATTTACTAAAGACATTTATCTTAAGGGTTGGAATACAAACTCTAATACTTGTTGTTCAGCTTCTAGTCCCACAATGCTGAACCTTATTTTAATTGCTATAGCATTACCTTCATCGTCGGGAGCGACTTCTACTGCGTCTGGTTCTAAATCAACGCGAGGTTCATATTGTAATATCGTATTACGAATTTCGTTCTCTAAAACTTTTATTGAGTTTTCATTAAGATAATTTTCAAATAGAAGTCTATTTACGTCACACCCAATGTCAGGTTCAAAGAATCGTTCACCCCTTATCGTTGTAACTAGGTTTCTAATAGATCTAGTTATAGCTCTTTCATTCGTCAGCGTCGTTAAATCATCTGTTGCAGGGTTTTTAACAAATGATAAACTGAGATCCTTAAAATATCTAGATGTCCGCGATTCTAACGGCATTTATTTAGAGCATAATATGTTTATTTATTACCTATTTTACTCATAAAGTGTTTCTGGTTCACTTTCATCGGTAAAAATTTCACTTTCTTTGTGGATATTTGTCTTTTTGGGGTCTTTATCATCATTAAGT